CAGTATGCTCATCAATCCACCTTGAGCGACTACCCACCAAAAATTCTCCTTCTTCGGTAATACAAACAACCCCATTAGTTCCATCAATTTTTTCTGTAACTACACATTCTCTCGTTAATCTTGGTATCTTTTTAAATTCGACAAATTCTCTCATATCCCTCCTTTGTAGTGTGGGGTTAAACACAGCCACCACAACAACCCTTGGAAATGTTATCATTAACTAACCTTTCTGCCTCCGATTTCAGCTCTTCTGGAAAGTCTTTCGGAAATTCCGAGATAGTCCAATCGCCCTCTGTAACATTTTCATTCCAATCATTATCAAAAGAAACACTACCACCAGAAGATAAGCAATACTCTGGAAATTCTATATTTTTACCATCTAAATTTAAAATGAGTTTTCCAGAACATCGATTGGGGTACTCACCGTCATAACTTACAAATTTTAATCTATCATCCACAATCCACCTCCTTACTTAAACAAAACATATTATAAAAAGATGCAGAGCACTACGGTTTTACTCCCCAAAGGAAGAAACGTTGGTAGTGCCTGCATTTTAAATCATTCCAAGCTTTCTCATTAATGCTTCTTTCTTATCAGCAGGTAGGTTAGCTAGAGCTACCGCAATAGGGTCAGACTTATCAACTTTAGGTGTAGTTACTTCCCTAATTTTCCTAACCTTATCAGCTAAAGGCTTACGCTGACTTCTTAAATTCTCAATAGACTGCCTTAATTCCTCATCAGTTAAATCCGCTACACTACTTTGATAAGTAGGTAGAGCTTCAAATATAACTTTCCAGCTTTTATTACTATCCTCATTCATATCTAATATAGAGCAAAAGCCAGTAGTTTTATTACTAACCGCAACTTCATTATCCATAACCCAATTAATTGTAGCTTCTTCATGCTTAATAACTGGAGATAAAAGGAAGATAGCTAATAAATTAGGATTAAGCGGGTCAGTTTTTACTTCATATTGAGGCAGTATTTTATACTCACTTAAAAAGCTGGAATTCATATAATTATTAGCCTGTTCAATAGATGAACATCCATGATAAACTATCTCTCCTATTTCTAAAGTAGTATCCTTCGCTAAAATATCACCTTTTTTCATTGACTAATCACCGCCTCAGCTTTATATCTTTTATAAACTAAGCTAATTTTATTAAGAAACGGGTCAGTTTTAAATACATATACTGCCTGAGGCTGTAGTTTATTATAAAGCTTATTTGCCTGAGTCATCGCTCTGTTCTGTGATGTGTTGTCCGTTATTATCTGAAGTGGCTGATTCTGAGCTTGTTTTATCGCTATGTGAAAGCTTTTCATCTGGTGACTCCTTTTCTAATTTAAGTAAATCAGGTATTTCAATACCTTTTTTTATTAGCCATTTAGTCAGAAGTTTATATCTCTTTTTATAATAGAAAGAACTATCTCTCCACTTCAGGCTAGTTCTATCATGAATTATAAACCTTTTTTGCGTCAGGTTTTTAATCTCTTGCTGATAGGTTAATACCTGAGTTTGGAGACATTCTAGTTCATTGATATAGATACACTCTTTCTCAACAAAACATTTAACATTCGCGTTAAATTGACAGGGATTATTAAAATATTGATTACTCATTGGTGCTATTATCCTCCTCATCATCTTCCTCAATATCCTGTGGTAATATTTCCTTCATCGATTTAAAGGTGTGGCTTACTAAGCCATCATCATCACAGGCTACTATATAGGTTATTTCATAAAAAGTTTTCATCAGCTATCTCCTTAGTTAATTAGAATTACTATAAATGATTAAAATATCCTTAGCCTTAGTAGAGAGGTCAATAAAGAACATACTTTCATTGAGATATAGGTTAATTTCATTCCTCAATGAATTATATTCATCAACAGTCGTTGCCTTATCCTTAATGAAGCTATCTAATTGTGCTTTTTTCATATTCTCCCTTAGTTAAAGTAATAGATGGTAGAACTAAGCTATATCCACAGCCTTTATTGATGCAATACCTTATTCTCTTAATAGTGGGTGTATTGTCTTGGGAGGCATTACTGACTATAAGAGAAAGATGAGTGGAATATAGCTTAGTAACTACCGAATTTTCTTTACAATTACTGCAATAACTTAGCATGTTTCTATTTTTAATAATTAAAATTGAACCCCAGCTTCTTCTACTTGCTGTTTCAAATCCCTAATTTCCCCACCTAGTTCAAGAAATAGATCACCTATTGTCATATGTGGATTTCTAAAGCAAGGTTCAGCAAGACCTAGCATTAAAGTTTCCTTATTATTAATCTTTTTAAATATTAAATTAGCCTGATTTCTATCCATTTTATTATCCTCCTATAGTAATAGTTATAGTAGAACTATTCTATAATCACCAGTACAGCTATCAAACGCAAAGGCATTAGCCTGATCCTCTGTTTCAAAAAGGTTAGGCTCTCCTGATAGTTCATCTAGAACAATGCAAAGCCCTTCATAATTGCCGTTCCATTCTAATATACAGTATTTTCTATCATATGGCTTACTCATCGATTACTCTCCTCAATATTAGGAATATCTCTGCTCTTTTTACGCTTAATGATGTTACCATCCAGTAACTTCACCCAAACAGTTTGCTTGTTCTGTTTAATCAGTTCAGCTTCTACAATAATGCGACTGCCCTTAGAGTTGGGGTCATCAAGATAAACTTTCATCTGGTCTCACCTCCTTAATTTATTAGTTAGTAATTAATTGCCGTATAAACTGACGGCTGTGCCGTGCTGTTCATTATAATAGTCTAGGATAAGTTGCCATTTAGGCTTTAGTTCATCTTGGGCTGTGGTGTTACTGGCTGTCGGGTCAAGTTTATCCTTCGGTAAAGCCATGGAGGTAGTCCATAGTATCATAATAGATATTAGGACAGCAGTTAATAGAGTATTAAAAAAGAATAGCTTATTGCTCATTTTTAATCCTCTATTTCAAATTGGTTACAAAAAGCTGATTCAATCCCATTTTCTTTTGGTTCACAGTTTTTATTACAACTACCACCCTTAAACTTAAAGTTTTTACAATGGTCACAAATTTCATAACAAAAAGCTAAATCAACTTCCTTTCCATTCTTATCTTGTACTATCATAATATTTCTCCTTGCTCTAATTTAGAGCATCTCATAGAAACTTTGTCTTTGCAATACTTGCAAAAACTATTATTGTTTAAAACTAACATTGCATTTTTAGTGGTTTTAATTTTGGTCATTTTTAATTGGTTAATCATAAGGCTTAAAATTGGTAATGGATACGCTTACTTATAGAGAATATACCATTTTAAAGTGGGCTTGTCAAGTTTTTTAGTAATTAATTTTGTATACTGGGTATAGCTTTTTAAGATTTATTGAAAATAAATTTTTAATTTACCGATAGCGGACTAAATTTAGCGTTCGCGGGCTGAAAACTAAAAATGCGGGCGTAGCCCTTGGTAATAAATGAGATTACCGATTTTTAGATTGAGCCGATTTTGTGGTAAAAATTGGTAAAGATTTTGAAAAATAGGTAATTATAGAAGTTAAAATGAGTAGTGCTTACCAATGCGAGCATAGTATAATTACTGATAATAGAAAAAAACTACCAACTTTTAGCCCTAAAATGTGTAACGCGCTAACATTGGTAAAAGCTGAATATGCTATGCTAGTATTGAATAATTAGAATACGTTAAACATTCCACGTTACACACCCTATATATAAAAAAAAAAAAAATAAAAAAGAACATAGGAAAATCATATATGGTCAAAATCGGTGTAACGTTTAACATTTGTTATTATACCACTTTGCATTAGTAAAAGTATTTTTAGTTATCGGTATTATTACTATTTTGGTTTAAATTTAGCGTGTGGCACTTAGGCTAGTATGACAATGCTGACAGTTTATATATAGGATTTTTTTAGGTTAGTTATTATTAGTAAGTTTTAAACTATAAGCTAGCAATATCCTGAGCGGTCAAACCTTTGTCTTTCAATATCTTTAAAAGCTCTGCATTAGCTTTTCTTTCTGCCTTAGCTTCTGCCTTCTGCTCTTCTGTCATAGCTTTCCTTGTGCTATCGCCATTTTCTGATTTAGCTTTTTCCCGGGCTATGTTTGACGCGTCAAGTTTAATCATTCTCTGAATTAAACTTTTTACTTTATCCTCGCCGAGCAAACTAATTGCGTCACTAACATTGTCAATAACATCATAGTCAAATTCAAAGTTTACATCTTGCTTTGTTTTCGGGGAGTTGTAAGAACCTTGTGCGGTAATTTTGCTTGACATAGTTTTATTCCTACCTATATATAAACTGCCAGATTGTCAAAGAACTTTTTTATCCTGCTTACAATGTAGAGTATAACATATACAGTATAGAATGTCAAGTTATTTAATAAAATAAAAAAGCTAATAAGCTAATGCTGTATTGCGTTATTAGCTGACGCCAAAATACTTTACTAATAAAGGGGTATTAAAAATGCTAACACTCTGTATAAACAATGTTAGTTATTACAATGATAGTATAATGATTAGTATTTTTAGAATTACTGCCACCGTAGGTGGGTATAGCACCCCCCAAGGCGATTGGTTTTATCTTATACACCTCTAAATTTACCTACCAAATTTTACGCCATTAGCTATTTAAGCGTTGGTAATGACCTTCGGTCATATTAGCTATGCTTAAGCACTAATGCGGTAATTTGAATGGCTAAAGCCATTTTAAGCATTGGTAATCTTTTAAGCCTTATTTAATGCCCTAATTTTAATTAATTTAAAATACTAAAAATAGTAATAAAATCAATGTAAAATAGCCTTGACATTTACTATTAAATGTGTTTTATTTACATTGTAGAAAGTGTAAGCTGGCATTGAATAATTTAAAATAGTGAAAAAACTGAAAAATAAAAATGCCATCAAAGTTAATAACACAGTTGGTCTGATCAACTAACTGATTTTCCTTTTAATTAGCTAATACAAAAGGGAGTTACATCTATTTAGTAATAAGTAGGTGAAGCTCCCTTTTTTATTAACCTTAGCTTAAATGATTGGAGATAAAAAATTATGCCATTAGTTAAACCACAGGAACTTAAGTCAATAGCTTATCAAAACCTACAACCAGATAAAATGAGCTCCCGTATCCAGATAATAATAGCGATGGATATCGCAGGATATTCTGGGGGCTCTATTGCTAAAGAAACTGGGCTTACAGAGAATAGGGTATCTATCATTAGAAATAGCCCACTGTTTATAGAAGCTAGAGATGCTCAGCGGTCAAAGTTGACTAGTCAAATCATAGAAAAACAATCTGATAAAATAGTGGCTGGAGACCCAGTAGAGCAGAAACTTAAGTCATTAGCCCTATCTGCTGTTAATAAACAGGAAGCTCTTATGAATAATGCTAATTCTGAATTCGTTCAGAAAGCTTGCTCTGACTCTATATTAGATAGAGCGGGGTATAAAGCTAGGACAGATAAAAATATAGTCAGTGTAGAAATAACGGAAAAAATGGCGGATAGGTTTGAGAGGGTTTTGTCTAGAGTTACTACTATAACAAAGGAAAGTTAATGTCAGTTTTAAATGATTACTTTTCTGCTAATCCTAAAAAAGAAAACGATAGTATAAATCAAATATTACAAGAAAACAAAGCAAAGAACTTTGTTGACAGAATTATAAATGTTGATAAATATCCTTCTATCAATTTAGGAAATGATACTATAGCAACGCATAAAATGGCTTGGTCTCAAGTAGGAGACCAGTATATAGTTTATCCATCAATAGTATACAACAACAAGGAACTAATAGAGCTTTCTCCAGATGAAGCTATAAAATATGCTTTGTCTAATAGTGAGTTTATTCCATTTAGTAACCCAGAAGAAGCATCTTGGTTTTCACAAAACTACAAAAAGATTTGGAGTAACAAAAGCAAATGAGTATTAATTTAGTCCAATTATCAGATAAACAGAGGACAGCTTTACGCAAAAATTGCCTGAGGGATTTATTTTCCTATTGTGTAGCTGTATTAGGTTATGATGATATTACTGAATCTCTACATGGAGAGCTTTGTAAGTTCTTAGCTTTACCTGGTGATAGGAAGCAGATAACACTACCTAGAAGCTTTGTAAAGACCTGGATGTGTTCTATAGCCTATCCACAGTGGATTACTTTACCTCGGGAAGAGGAAGATGAATTCCCCTATCACAATGCATGGCAAGATAAGTTCTGGCAACTAGGACCTAATATGCGTATTTTAATTGCTAGCTATGTTATATCTAATGCGGAAAAAATGCTGGGTTTAATTAGAAAAACCTATGAAAGTAATCCAGCTATGCAGATACTATTCCCAGAGGTAATACCTATTAACTTTAATAAGACTAGGTGGTCTAATGAAAGTGCCTGTATAAATAGACCCGACAACTTTACAGAATCTACCTTCGAAGCTGCAGGCATTGGCGGAGCGTCAATATCGAGACATTATGATATTATAATAGAAGACGATTTAGTGTATGCTAAAAAGGATGACTTATCAGGTCGTGAGCTTCAACCTGGTCAGGAAGATATAGATAAAGCTATTGGATGGCACAAACTTAGTCATTCACTGTTAGTTCCTGGTAATCATACCAGATTATATAATATCGGAACTAGATGGGCTAAACACGATTTAATAGACTATATCTGGAAGAATGAAAAAAGTTATGAGATATTCCATAGAGGATGTATAGACCTTAAGGAATTGGAAGTTAAAAAAGACTGGAGACAGTGTACTCCAACTTGGAAAGAAGCATATGGTATTAACCAACTAGAGAAGATATATGATGCTCAAGGCTCTTGGATGTTTTCCACTCAGTACTTGACTATTCCTATATCTCCTGAGGAGTGCCTATTTAAAAAAGAGTGGCTTCAACTTTATAATAGTGATGAGGAGATACCGAAGACTGCTCGGTATTTTACCACCATTGACCTTAGTGAATGGAGTGAGTCTAGCAAGAGAACAGACTGTGAAGGTGTTGTTTTAACTTGTGGATGGGATGATAAGCATAATTGCTGGATTAAGCATTACGATAAGGGAAGGTTTAATCCTAGTCAGATAATTAAACTGATGGCGATGCACTGGGATAAGTTTAAACCAGAAGCTATAGGTATTGAATCAGTGTATTATCAGAAATCGCTGGCTCACTTTGCTAGGGAGTATATGTTTGAAGGGAAAGTACCAATGATGACTATCCGTCAACTTACACCTGAGAGTAATACCTCAAAGGAGATTAGGATAAGAGCTATCGAACCTATTGCATCTAATCTAGCTCTGCATTGTAAAACAGTGCATAAAGACTTCATGACAGAGTTTTGTGATTATGTTCCTAATTCTAAACTGAGTAAGAAAGATTTACTTGACGCGTTGGCTTATCAAATTCAGATAGCTAGACCTGGACAAGCTAGTCAAAGCGGGAAGGTTGAAAGAAAAAACGAAATTACCCTAGGTACTATGGATACCTTTTTAGAAGAATGCTTTAATAAGAATAAAAAGAAAGATACCTTTGGTAATAAAACTGTTCAGAGTAATCCCTACCATATTAATGAAGGGGAATTGGATGATGTTTATAGTCAGCTGGAGTGGGATGTTTAATCAAATTTAACTATTAAAAATGGAGATAGCATGTCAGTTAAAGATGACGCGAAGAAAAAGTATAGGATGAAGAAAGCTGTCAGTAAAACCGCTAAAAGTAAAAAGTGTAATCCCTATAGTGATGTATTAAAGGGTGATAAGTAATGAAAGCTAGTGAAGAAATTAAAAAGAGGATAATGGATAAAAAGTGGGCGTCTTTAGAAAAAAGGGGTTATAGTAAACCCAAAGATAAAGCTGAAGAGAAAGCGAGGTTAAAAGCTAGTCATGGATTTTAAACAACCAAACAAACTGAAAACAGACTGTGTTTCCCTCCCCCGAACTGGGGTAGCACGGGTAATGCAGCTACAAAAAGACGCTTGGTTCTCGCGTCAGGACTCCCTACGTTTCCTTAAACAACCTCTGGAGGATTAATGAAAGATAATAAAATTGATGAAATAATTATTAGTGATACAGACAGAGCTTATCTTGCTGGAATAATAGATGGTGAAGGTGGCTTTTCTATTACTAAGGGTGTTTCTAAGGGCGTTACTGTCTTTTATCAAGCTACTGTTTATGTTGTTAATACTGATTTTAGTTTAATTAATTGGTTGCAAGACACTTTTGGTGGAAGCGTTTATGATTCTACTATTAGTAATATTAAATGTAAGGATAAAAAGCAATGGGTTATTAGAAAAGATGGTATTGAAAGAATAATTCGTTTAGTTTATCCTTATTTAAAAATAAAGAAAGAACGTGCTCAAATAATGCTATCTTATTTAAATAGAGTTTGGGATAGTGAAGAGTCTTTTTATATTAAAATGAAGGAGCTTAATAAACGTGGAAGATAAAACAAAACTTAATTTGAACAGTCTTGATTACTGGAAAGCTGAGATAAGAGCTGGAATTAGATACAGAACCATCTTTGGCAAATCCAAAGAATGGGAGCGTTATAAAAAGATGTATCGTGGTCTATGGGCAGAAGGCGTTGTTCCAGTTAATATAATATATGCTCTAGGTCGTTCTATGATACCTCAAATCTATTTTAGAAATCCTAGAGTTAATATAAAACCTAGACGACCTGGATATGCTATGCACGCTAGAGTACTAGAGCGTATTGATAATTACTTAATAAATGAAACTGGTTTAAAGCATCAACTAAAAAGATGTATATTAGATTGCTATCTCTGTGGTAGGGGTCCTGGCATAGTAGGTTATGATTCAGAATATGGCTTTAATCCTTCTTTCTTAAGTGATGAACTAGCTGACCTATCCCTAACTCAATTTAATAAATCTGGTCAGAAAATAGAATATGTTGATAATATAAAAGCTGGATATCCATGGTTTATGCGAGCTAACCCTTCTGACTTTATAGTGCCTTGGGGAACATCTGCTTGGGATGAAGCTAGGTGGTATGCATTAAGAAAGATGAGACCTCTTAGAGACATTAAAGAAGATCCAAAGTATACCAACACAGCTAGTTTAAAAGCTCCATTTAAATCAGCCCTAGATAAAAGCACAGAGGCTGCTGCAAATAATGCTACTAAGAACTATGAAGAAGATAGCCAAAATGAATGGGCTGAACTTTGGGAAGTGCATGATAAAAGAAGTGGATTAATTTATGCTTTAACTCTAGACCACGATAAATTCCTTAGGATAGATAAAGACTACCTTCAGGTAGAAGGTCTTAATGCTGATGTCCTAGGTTTTAACGAAGATCCCGATTACTTTTGGTGGACTCCTGATTGTAGACTAGTTGAAGTTCAACAGTTAGAAATGAATGACATTAGAACTATGGCAAAGAAGCATAGAAGAGTAGCATTATTAAAAGTATTATATGATAGGGGTATGCTTAGTGATAAAGATGAAATAACTAAGTTATTAGATGGTGACCCAAAGGCTGCTGTAGCAATAGATGCAGGAGTTAATGGTGATGTTAGAAAAGCAGTAGCTCTATTTCAAAGCCACGTACCACCAGACTTACTAAGTGCTGCTAGAGAAGTTAGAGAAGATGTAAGGGAAATAGTTGGCTTTAGTAGAAACCAGATGGGTAGCTTTGAAGAGTCATCTGGTAGGCGAACTGCCCACGAAGCAGAGATAGTTAGGGCTGCATCAATGATAAGAATAGATGAAAGGAGAGATACAGTTGCAGATTTTTTAGAGAGGATAATGCGTAAGGAAAACCAGCTGATATTTGATAACTGGAGTGCAGAAAGAGTAATAGATATAATAGGTCCAAATGGTGTTAGGTATTGGGTAAGGTTTACTGGTAAAGAAATAAAGGGTGAGTTTACTTATGGAGTTAATCCTGAGGAAACAATACCTGAAGATAAAAGAACTAGAAGAGAGGAAGCTCTTCAATTCATGCAAGTTGCTGCAAATGTGCCAGGACTTGATATGAAGTACTTACTAGAAAGTTATGCTGACAACTTAGGAGATTGGCTTGACCCTAAAATGCTATTCCCAGCAGATGAAGGTGTGGGTAGAAGTCCAGAGAAAGCTATGCCATTTACAGAGTTAATGCGAATGGGTGGTGGTCAGAGTAACTTTCCAGCATTAGGGGGTGGATAATGGGATATGGTAATAAGGGGTTGGATAGTTTAGAATATGATCAATATCTAGTAAAGAACAAGAAAGAAGCCGAATTGAAAGAACGTCAGTTTGCTCGTAAACACGCAAACAAAGGTTACGAAGGATGGCACTTTGGTTTAGGTAGCCATCCAGTATATACTAAAGACAAAGCTGAATTTAAACGGGAACTTGATAAACGTGGTCTTATGATAAAAGACGACGTTAAAAAGAACCTGAAGTAGGAGGACAGCGTGAGTGATTTA